GAGGCCGCCAGTTGTTTCCGTTTAGCGTGGCTAAAGCCAAAAGCGGTGTCAAGTTGCGTATTGACACCCGGCGCAATGCTGTAGGCGTAATCCTGATTGAGCAAAAAGACCCTGCAACAGCGATCTTTGAGACTGCAGGCCGCGCTAACGCAAACCGGTTAGGCGATCAGTTAGGTTTTGTCGGCGCTGGTCGCACTCGACTAATTGGGCCAGCCGTCTATAAAGCGCGTAAAGGTGTAGAGGCTGAAATGGAAAAGATGATTTTAGATACAGCGCGCACAGTTAGACAGGCAATGTAATGCTGTCTATTCCGATTATCTCAGAATTTGATGGCAAGGGCATTGACAAAGCCATAAAGCAATTTAAGCAATTAGAAACCGTTGGCGAGAAAGCACAGTTTGCAATTAAAAAGGCTGCCATTCCTGCCGCTGCTGCGCTCGGTGCGGTCACTGCGGCTCTTGGTGCTGCGGTGGCTGCAGCTGCAGAGGATGAAGCACAGGCTGCACAACTTGCGTTGACTTTAGGCAACGTCACTGGCGCTACAGAGAAACAGGTTAAAGCGACTGAGGACATGATTAGCGCTATGTCAAGGGCTACCGGCACGGCTGACAGCGAACTACGGCCAGCGCTTGCGGTACTTGTGACCGGCACAAAAGACATTGCTACAGCAACAGAGGCATTGTCACTTGCACAAGATATTGCTATCGGGTCTAACAAGTCATTGGCTGAGGTGTCTGACGCGCTTGCAAAAGCGTATGGCGGCAACATGAAAGGCCTACAAGCCTTATCACCAGAAATTAAAGCCATGATTAAAGACGGCGCGTCACTCGATGAGGTAATGAACGTGCTCGGCGGCACGTTTGGCGGTGCAGCCGCAACCGCAGCAAACACTGCTGCAGGAAAGTTTAAGATCTTAAAAAACTCGCTAGACGAAACCACAGAGTCAATTGGTGCAGCCTTGTTGCCAATCGTAGAAAAAGTGTTACCGATCTTGCAAAAGTTTGCTGATTGGGCACAAAAAAACCCAAACGCATTTTTGGCTGTTGCCGGCGCAATCACCGCAATATCTGTAGCGATCTTGGCAGTCAATTTTGCAATGGCCTTAAACCCATTTACCGCTATTGCAGCAGGTGTTGCAGCGCTAGTAGTTGGCATTATTTACGCGTACAACAAGTTTGAGACATTTCGTAACATTGTTAACAGTGTGCTTAACGGTCTGATGAAAGGTTTTGAGGTTTTTGCAAACACTTGGATAAATACCATCAACAAAATGATTACAGGCATAAACGCAATTAGCCCATTTACAGACATTAACTATGTGCCAAAAGTAAACGTGCCAACCATTGGCAGCGGCAGTACCAGCGGTAGCGGTATTATTGCGCCACCTACCCCACCTAAAAGCGGTGGCACAATGCCGGGCGTTTCTATGCCGTCTATGCCTAGCCCTAGTGCACCTATGGCTGGCGGCGGTGGTGGCGGCGGTGGTGCTGGCAGTAGTCAAGGCCCTAGTTTTGCGCCGATCAATGGCCCTATCGGTTATGTCGGTGGCATCCAAGACCGCGCACCCGGCAGCGTCACAATTAATGTGTCTGGCGGTATTTCATCGGCAGCCGATATTGGCAGATCAGTTGTTGACGCGCTCACCCAATACACGCAGGTGTATGGGCCGCTTGACTTGGCTATTAGGTAATGTCTGGCGCAACCGTCATTACTGGCGGCACATACCTTTTAGAGCTGTCTAGCGGTTATGACGGCGAAGCCTTTTATTTAGACCAGTCGCAATTAGACGGCCCTGATGTGCTTGACGGTGACGGCGAGGACTTTAACGACATCACAGACGTGGCACAGTTAATTACCATTAGTCGAGGCCGCCACAAACCGTTAGACGTATTTGGGCCGGGCACAATGTCTGTGTCAATTAGCGTGCCAGTAGGCAACCGTGACTATGACCCGTTAAACACATCTAGCGTGTATTACAACCAGTTGACAGATCAGCCGGGTCTAGCGCCATTGCGCCCGATCAGGCTTAGTCGCAACGGTGAGTACCTTTTTACAGGCGTAGTGACCACGTTTAATCAGACTTACAACATGGCTGGAATGACCACCTACAGCATTGCGGCAGCCGATAACACCTATGTGCTGTCACAGGGCAATCTGCCCGAAACGGCTACCACTAGCCAAACCTCATCAGCGCGCATTACAGCCGTTTTAAGCGCTGCAAACTACACAGGCGCTACAAGCCTTACCGCCTCGCCAGTGACCACGCTAGGCGCTTACACCATCCCTAGCGGCACAAACGTAAACGCCTACATAAACCGCATCCAACAGGCCGAACAGGGCCGCATTTTCTGTGATCGAGAAAACGTGCTTACCGCCCAAGAACGCATAGGCACAACACTTGAGCCGGCTACAGCCACATTTAACGACACCGGCACAGCCACACCGTATGACGCAGTGTTTGTGGAGTTTGACCAACAGACAGTAATAAACAATGCCAACATCACTATTGAGTCTGGCGGCACGCTACAAAACGCCAGCAACGCGTCATCAATTGCAGAGTACTTTACGCAAACAGAGGCAATCACAGACAGCCTGCTAAGCAGTGACGCACAGGCCGCCACACTTGCTAGTTACCTGCTGTACCCACAACCACGCCCACGTTTCACCAGTGTGTCAACCACATTTGCCAGCCTGACCGATGCACAAAAAACGGCTTTAGCACCAATAGAAATTGGGCAGACAGTGTCAGTAACTAAAACCTTTACATCTGGCACACCGTTAAGTGTCAATCAAGACTTAAGCGTTGAGGGCATAGATCACGTCATTGACATGAATACAGGCCACCGCATGACCCTGTGGACATCAGCAACTGTCATCCTTGACCAGTTCATTTTAGATGACATTACGTTTGGTGTGCTATCTACCAGTAACGCGCTCGGTTAGGATAAAGTGCAACTATGACTACGCCTTTTCCGTTTGTTGCAAACACGGTGCTAAACGCATCGCAACTTAACGCAATTACCACGTTGCCAGTAAACGCTAGAACTGCTAACTACACGCTGGTTGTCGGTGATGTCGGTTATCGAGTACAAATGACGGCAGCGGGCGCTACAACAATTACAGTTAACACAGGCATTTTTGCTGCAGGTGACACTATTTGGATACAAAATATAGGTGCTGGCACTTGCACAATTACTGCTGGCACAGCAACAGTTGGTACGGCATCATCTTTAGCGTTGGCACAATATGGAGGTGGCACGCTTGTTTTCCAAAGTGCTAGTGCTGCTACTTTTTTTAGCCAAGTTGCAGTCAATTACGGCACTGCTACAGGTGGCACATCGTCCAGCATTACGGTTGGCGGCGCAAATTACACGTTGCTAGGTTTTACAACAGATGCAAACCTTGTCGTTTCTAAAGCAGGTTTGTTTGATGTTTTGATGATTGGCGGTGGCGGTGGCGGCGGTAACTCTGTAGGTGGCGGTGGCGGCGGTGGCGGCATTATTGGATTGACAACAACCTGCACAGTTTATTTACCTGCTGCAACTTATGCAGTTGATGTTGGCGCTGGTGGCGCTGGTGGCGCACCGGGTACAAATGGTTTGCAATCGGCTGTAGGCACGGTTACAGGCGTTATTGGTGGAGGTGGCGCTGGTGGCGGTGCATCGTCTGCAACAAGTAACGGCGCTCGAGGCGCGTCTGGTGGTGGCTCTGCAAACGGAGAAGGCAGCGCGCTTTCTGTATTTGCATTAGGGCAAGGTAATAACGGTGGCACAAGCGCTGGTGGCAACAGCGGCGGTGGTGGTGGCGGATCTGCAACTGTTGGCGGCAACTCATCTGGCACAACCGGTGGTGCAGGTGGAAACGGCACAGACATCACAGCATTTACAACTACCAGCCACTTTGCTAGCGCTGGCGGCGGTGGTGGTGGAACAGTTACAGGCGGTGCGGCTGGTACTGGTGGTGTAGCAGGAAAGACAAGCGGAACAGGCAACGCAGGTGTAAATAACGGTGCAGGCGGTGGCGGTACGGCTGGCGGTAGTGCTGGTGGCGCTGGTGGCGCAGGTGCAGTATTTGTAAGGTTTAAGGTCTAATGATGGAACAACAATTCTTTGCACAAATAAATGATCAAAACATAGTTACCGATGTGCACGTTGTTACAAAAGTGTTTATGGAAACACATCCTGAACGGTATACAGGCACATGGATTGAGACTTACATTGAGGATGCAAGCAAAACTTACGCAGGTATTGGCTACACATGGAACGGCACAGATTTTGTTGCGCCACCGGTTATTAATCCTTAGTGCCATGTTTGCGCTTGTCCTGACCGCTTGCGAAACAACACGCACTAACGCGCCTAAGACTGGCCCAAAAACACGTTGCTCGACTATCACACAATGCGAAAGATTAAGCAATGGCTAAAGATAAAGCAGAAATAGAGCATTTACACGCGCGCATGATCGTCTTTGTTGGCTGCACTATTGCAGTCACATTTGCAATTACTGTTATTGGTTTTGTTTACGGCCTACTTTTTGTGACTCAGCCGCTTGAGCAATCACCAAATGACGCGCAATTTATTGACCTGCTATCAACGCTTACCGTGTTTATGACTGGCACGTTGTCTGGTCTAGTTGCTGCTAACGGATTAAAACGAAAGCCTGCTGATGGCAATACTGCCAGCCAACCCTAAAGTCATTAACTCAAAGCCGTACACGGGCAACAGTGACGGCGCAGCTGCAGGCCCACGTGCTGGCACAGATGAATGGATTAGGCAAGCCATAAAGCATGGCAATGGCGCGTTTTGGAATAACGGCAGTTGGGGAATACGCGATATGCGCGGCTCAACAAACTTAAGTGTGCACGCCACTGGTCGAGCAGTTGACTTGTCTTACAGACCGTCAGAGAAACAGCCAACAGCCAACCGTAAAGGCACAATAGACTTTTTTAACATTGTCACGGCCAACGCAAACGAGTTAGGTCTTGAGTGCATCCTTGATTACTTGCTTAAGCCTTACGGTCGAGGCTGGCGGTGTGATCGTCAAGCGTGGAGCAAATACTCTAAGCCAACAATTCACGGTGCGCCAGGTGGCGATTGGTTACACATTGAGATAAACCCACAAATGGCAGACGCACCAAACCTTGTAAAACAAGCGTTTCAGAGGGTATTCACCGAATTGCCACAGTGATCCTCTAAGGTCAAATGACCGGCGATAGGAGATGCAATGGCAGACGCTAAAACATATATTTACGAGGTTTACACAACCGTCATGGACAGCAGCCAGATGGTGTTAGTGCAAATATTCCGTGACCCTGAAACAGACAAAGTGCTACACGCCCAAATTGCGTTTAAGGATGCGATTGGCGATAGTTGGCAGACCCCCTACCAATTGGAGAAAAAATGAGTTACTTAATAATCAAAATAGGTTTTGGCACGTGGTTTGGTCTAAAGATGTCATCTATGAACGTCTTAAATACTTTGTTGTATTTGTCGCTGTAGGTTTCGGGATACATTGTTTCTCTTGTTTCTTGGCTTAGGCCAGTTTCGGGATATGGAATATCAGCCATGTGTACTTGCCCACGCTGACCAGCCCACCATACTGTAGAGGTGTGCTGAGACTCTGAGATTGACTGACGGCACAAATAGATCGTCAAGGCTGGTTATGAAACCTTGCTCGATTAGCCACTCTTTGTGTTGGCCGTTGATCTGCATTAGCCCGTATGAGCCGCCTGCCATGTCTTTGCCGTTGTATGCGGTTGGTGTGCATCGTGACTCACGAAACATTACGCTCGCCA